TGACTAATTGAGGAGAACCGTGGATAAGCAAATAGAAAATAAATTTTTGCCTGTTTTGTGGAATTACGACCATGGTCGTGTAGTTGGTCGAGCAATACTTCAGAATGGCAGTTTAACTATGGAAATCACCGATCCAGACGTTATTTCCGCCATTCAAGGAAATGGTTTTCTCCGAGGGTTTTCAATCAGCCCCACGGCATCCATAGTAGCCGGAGAGTCGACAAACAAGGAGAAAAATGAGTGACCTGAGTAACGATAAAAACAAAGACCGAAAGAAGGAATTCTTTAGTCGACTAGACAAGTTGATTCTCGAGTACCCGGAACTTACTACTCCGTATCACACACCAGACTGCGATCATGAGGACGCAGACCCCGACTTCGATCCCTCAGCTCCGAAAGTGATCACGGGCGTTATTCTTCTTGTCACCACATGCGACTTGAACAACTACGAAGGTATGTTCCTGGAGAAGCCCTACGAGCAGTCTCATTTTCACACGCTCGGTATGGTTCATGCCGCTTTAGAACGGATACTATAAGGAGAACAATGGGTGTTGAAAAAGAGCGGGAAGCAGTAAAAAAGATTGGCTTATTTCCAAACCAATGGAAAGAAAAAGTCAACAACATGCCCGAAAATCAGGTTTTGGCTATTTACCTTAGACTGAAAAGTCAGGGTAAACTTTAGCCAAAAATCTTCCACATTAATGTTTTGCCAGAGGTCATAGTGTGGAAGCAATGAAACTTCTGGAGCGTAATAGGTCAAAGTCGTGGCTCCCCCGGCCATTGATTTCCTGGAAATGTACGTGAGCTAGGGGATACACCTAAGCCCTAGCACCATCAAAGGAGAGACAATGAAAGCAATAAAAATCACAGAAAAAAACATTGACTACCTGGTAACGAAATTCGCGGTGGACCCTCTAGACAAAGCGGATCGGTTCCCACTAGGGTACTACGTAGTCACGGACTTCGGTAACGATGAAACGTTTGAGGTTCTTACTGAAGCAAACTACTTGGCGTATCTTACGGTCACTGAGCCGGAGCTCAAAAACGGTTGGGTTGGAGTCAGGCTTACCTAATGGAAGGAGGAAACATGGAACCGACAAACTTTACAAACCCTTTACGGGATATTGTCTTTCGGACGGCTTATTACGCTGTTCTTGGTTTGCTCGTCGCACAGAGTGTTGACAGCTCACGTCGAACGGTTGACTGGGTTTTCAAGAAGTTGAAGTAAAGATCGTGGGTGCTACGTCGACGAGACCGTACAGTCTGGTAAAAAACAGTCAGACCACCCACACACGCCTGGCTGGCGAAATGGCAGACGCAGGGGACTTAAAATCCCTCGATCATATGATCATCCGGGTTCGAGTCCCGGGCTAGGCACTGGCACTAATCACAAGGAGAAATAAATGATTACCAAAATAGAAGTTTTGTTTGAGTCAAAAAACCGAATTGTTATTTTTTGGTTTGAAGATTTTAACTGGGAATGTCTTGAGTTCGACAACGAAAAAGCAGCAAAACTTAAGGTTGTCGAACTCGTGTTGAAAATGGGGTGAAGATAATGAGTCTTGAAACAAGAGGGCTAAGACCTCGTCCTGAACAAAGAGGCGAGTTAGCCAAATTTCTACATGTTGAGTTTTCTCGTATGTTGCGCACTGAAATCTCAATAGCAATGATTCACGGAAACAGTTGGTCCGGTTGGTTTGAAAATGGTAATCCTCACGGAAAACATCGCCCAGGACCGATTTTTAAACTTGAAGGAATTTCGTTATTGGAATGATTCGAGAAGTTCTCGATTCAATGTGACTAATCAAAAGGAGAAATAATGACACCAGAAAAGAAAGAAAAGATCAAGAACTTTGTCATGAAGCACCAGACAAAGATTGTTTACGGTTTTTTCGCAGCTGTTGGAATTGGACTGTTGGCGAACAAATCTAAGGAAAATCGGTACCCTTATGGGTCCGCTGCAAAGCCTTTGGGCGAGTCGTATGACATGTTCTACGTGGTTATCGAAACCAAAAAAGTTCCGGAGTTCAAACCTCGCTTGATGGAACTCTGTTCCGAGTTCGAAATTCCGGAAAACGGTTTGAAATAGTTACGCAAAAAATACAACTCTTATAATGAGGAGTTAACCAACCCAAGGAGGAACATGAACCAGTACAAAGCAGAACTCAAAGCTGCATGGATGGCCGCGATGCACCAGATTTACCCAACCCTGAGCCCCCAGAAGCTCGAGCTTGAGTATTACAAGACCGTCGGCAGGCTCAAGACCATCGGCTTTGCCGGCCTTGCACTGACCGTAGGTTACTTCGCCGGAAAGCGTAAGTAACTCCAAAAAAGCCTCTAGCACCCTAAACAAGTGCTATGCTTTTTTCTATTTTAAAGGAGAACAGTGACCGAGGAATACACAACCGTTCAATCATCGCCATGTATGGTGTGTAATACGGTTAAGAAATACACAGTTACTGTTAAGCAGGCCGACGCCTGGCGAAAGGGTAAACGACCCTCGTTTGCATTTCCACAGTTAACTGCGATGGAAATAGAATCGCTTATTAGTAGTGTCTGCAGCGATAAGTGTTGGGATAGTCTTTTCAACAAAGATCAAAAGGACCAAGGAGAATAATGAATCAATTTAACCCAGATATGCTTGACTATGAGGTGTATAGTGCAACGAACACAATACGCGCAATAACAAATCAGGCACGTAAGAATTTGAACCTGCCAGAAAAGTCATATCCACTCGTCCTTCTTGGGGTTCCCGAAACCGGGGAGACATACTAATGCCTGCGTATGTCATTTTCTCAACTGGTTTTGGCGGAGAAAACATAATACTAAAGCTTTCGCCAGGCAAAAAATACTACAACAAAATTGCCGTATGCAATAATTTTGTTGACGCTTCGGAAGTCTTAAGGGCTCTACTTGAATTCGAAAATAAGGAGGAAGATAGTGATCAGTGAGTTATGGTGCACTGACTGTAACGTCCGTAGTGGTCGTTTGGAGATGACAGGTCAAGTGTTGTGCTGGCTCTGCCGCTGGCGACGGAGTACGTGGCATTACGAAACGTTAACGCATATGGGGGCCCGTCGTGATCGTTCCAGCCGCTGACAAGTTGCGTCCTGCCCTGGTGCGCTATTGCCGCTGGAGTGAAGAGCATATGGGCTACTGTGGGAGTACCTGCACCTGGCATTACGAACTATTAGTGTATGAAGACGTACTCAATGCGGCCGATTTGCTTGACAGTATCGACGCACTGCACCAGCCGAAAGAGGGGTTTGACGAGTACCTCTGCACCGAACTGTGGTGCCCAGCGTGCGCTAATCCATGGCCCTGCCCAACCGCACTTCTGCTTCACCCTGAGGAGGGACGCCGTGGCAATCGGAAGTAGTCCAGAAATAGGAAGTGTCTTCAGAGTGTTCGGTCAAATGACTCGAGAGGAAAAAGACAAATGGTTTAACTGGCTTCGTAACGCCCCATCAGTTGGAACTATCGTTGAACGCAATCAAATAATCATTAAGGAGAACGATGAACACTAACCCATTCAAAGAATACAAGAGTCAAATTGTTGAACTCGAGCGTTCATACCTTTACGAGATAAAAAAACTTAACGCACATATTGAAACTCAAAAAGAGCAGATCTTTGCTTGGACGCAATTAGCCCAAACTGCTGTGAATGATATTCGTAGCGCAAATGACCAACTCGAGAGTCTTAAAGCGGCTCTTGCGATGGCTTCTGGTATTATTTCTACTCTTCCCGAATACAAAGATAAGCATCCGGAAGAGATCATGAAAATGCTCATCGAATACGGACATAATAGCACAAAAGAAGGATGATGAGTAGCAAACCGATCCAAGGCACCTGCGATAATTGTATATTTTCATCCACATCTACAGCAACGGGACTACGTATTTGTCGAAGACACGCGCCAAAGCCGGTAGAAATGACACCAAATTATGTTACCGCAGTTAATTATACACAAACTTCAACAAAGTGGCCGGTTGTTCATAATTTTGATTGGTGTGGAGAATGGAGGGGCCTCTGATAATGGAACCGAACAATTGCCGACCTTGCCCGTCGTGTAAGCGTGAGACAAGAGAGGTTTGCTTTCACCCAAAACCACATCAGTTCACATGGTTTTTAACGGAGTCTATTCTGTTAGAAGAAATTACAGTTACTTGTCCGAATTGCTGTGGTCATAAAACACACAACGTGAGGGATAATGCAGACGTTCATACCTTACGGTAGTGATTTCGAGATGAACGCATTTTGTCTCGATACGAAGAGGCTCGGTAAACAGCGTGTCGAAACGTATCAGATTCTGAATGCGATGAATGGAACTGGTGGTTGGAGAAATCATCCAGCCACTAAGATGTGGGAGCCTTATCCTGAGGCTCTCATATGGTATGGTATCGCAATATGTCAGGAGTGGATTGACCGTGGCTATAAAGACAGTATGCTGTCAAGATTCGCTGACATGTTTGGTGATCACCGACCAGAAATAATTTTACCCCCGTGGATTGATAATGAAGATATTGTTGTCAGTCACAGGAGTAATCTAATCAGAAAATATCCGGAGCGTTATGGTTTACTATGGCCAGACATTCCAAATAACATTCAATACGTTTGGCCTACATAACACCAACTAACAAAAAGGAAAAGAAATGACAACAGCAAAGAAGCCTAGTCGGAAGAAGCTCGACCAGGAGAAAGTAGTTGTACCAGAGGCCCAGGAAGGCCCTTGGTTGTATAACATCCCCATCAAACACGCGGTGACGTTGAAGGAACCGACAGATACCGAAATTGGTCTTGGGTTGTTTTTCCTTGAGGACGGGAGTGTCCGATGGTCTACGGTAACCCGAACGCCGCCGGCCGAAGGAAACGAGTAAGACATGAAATACTTTACATCGCTAGTTTTATCCTTAACCTTATTCGTTACAACGTTGGGTTTTTCTACTCCAGCATCAGCCACCAAAGATCGTTGCATAGACTTTAAAGACGAGGCTCTTGCTGCGGGATGGTCGGAATCAGACTGGCCAATTCTCGACAAAATTATATGGCGAGAAAGTAGATGTAAACCAAACGTCAGAAACAAACGCGGACGAGACGACTCATACGGTCTCATGCAGCTTAACATGAAAGCTCATAGAAAGTGGGTCCGACCGTTAGTTACTGACGAAAACGGCTTTGCTGACTTTGACCGTTTATACGATCCCCTCACAAATCTCACAATTGCTCGTGTCCTGTACGAGAAAGCTGATGATATGTGGGGATGTGGATGGCGACCCTGGCATACAAGAAAAACTAAGTGGTGTAAGTAGATCTAGTCACCTGGGCATGTGAATAAAAGGCCCCCCTTCGCAAGAAATACACACGGTATAATAGGAATCAACCAACAACAGGAGGACCCATGTCCATTCTCAACAAGAAACAGAACGACTTGACCGTCGGAGAGAACATCATCTACACCGCAGTCGCCGCAATTGTGGCGTTCGGAGCGACGATGCTCCCATTCATCGGTCTTGGCGCCTGGGCCAAGTACAAAGAGAAGAAGAACAAGATCGACTGACCAAGTCGATTCCACAAAAGCCTCTGGCACTCATACAAGTGCTATGCTTTTTTTCCTTCGCATCTAATACAACTGTTATAATAGGAATCTAACAAGGAGAGAAATGAAACCCAACGAAGACAGACCGAACAACACGCTTGCCGTCATGGCTGCATGTGGAGCAGGAGTCCTCTACCTCATCGAACGCTCGCGTAGACGCTACAACGAGGCCCATTACCGGCGGCAGATGCTGCTGGCTCAGGCCAAGAACGAAGCGCTACACAAGTACGTTTTCGATGAAGTCCGGAACCCCAATGCCATGAAGAACATGATCGTGGACGCGAAGTTCATTCAAATCGTCGAGAGGAACAACATCGACTGACAGATCCAAAAAGCCTCTGGCACTCATACAAGTGCTATGCTTTTTTCGCGTAAAAAACAACTCCTATAATGAGGAATCAACCCACCAAACTATGAAGGAGAAGGAATAATGAACCCATATCGTTTCCGCAATTTCGTCGTAGATGTGTTGTTGTTTGCTGTATTTGCAGCGATCAGCAACACTCTCGCGATCCTGTGGGTCGTGTGGATCGGCATTCGGACGTACCAGAGGTACGGACGGGCATGATCTCAAAGCCTCTAGCACTCATACAAGTGCTATGCTTTTTTGTCTTCGCATGAAATACACGTGGTATAATAGGAATCTAACAACAGAAGGAGAATCCATGTCATTCAAAGACTACTTCAGCAAGGAAGAGAAAGAGAAGCGTGAACAGAATCTGCTCGAACACAAGCGCGAAAACACGAAGCAACTCAAGGTTGTTGCGTGGGTCGCCACTGCGTTCATTGCAGGCGCCACACTTCTCGGATACGGAGTTGCCAAAAGTATCGGAGAATCATTGGACACTGACTGAACAGAGTCGGTTCCAAAACCCTCTAGCCCCTTAAACAGGGGCTATGGTTTTTTTGACTTTTATACTCGCATGAAATACATCTCATATAATAGGAATCAACCTACCAAAAGGAGAACATCATGCGATACTTCGCAATCCCAGTCAACGAGCAGACCGCTTCCTTGATCTATCAGTTGGGCGTGTTCGACGACCTCATCCCGAACGAGTGTTTGGAAACCCCACACACTTACGTTCTTGGGATTGGTCCGAGAAGAACGTCTACTCATATCGTCGAGGACTCGGAGTTCGAGAACCTGTACAAGACGAACGGATCGTTTGAGATCAAACTCGTATCGGAAATCTGATCCCAAAACCAAAAGCCTCTGGCACCTTAAACAAGTGCTATGCTTTTTTTTTGACTTTTATGCTCGCATGAAATACATCTCCTATAATAGAACTACTACACAGGAGAAACCCGTGAACTACACAGAAATGTCCATCATCGAAATGACAATCACGAACGGCATCTTGCTGGTGTCGGCTTTGGCCGTCATCGCAGGCTACCACGTGGTTCTCAACAAGATGAACAAGAAGAAGTAACGAGAACCCAAGTAATTCAAACCCTCTAACACCCTAACAAGTGTTATGGTTTTTCGCATGAAATACAACTCTTATAATAGGAATCAGCCGACCAGGAGGAATATGAAAAACGTTGTAATCCCAATCAACAACAATACCATCCACCTCGTAACTGCTTTACTCAATGGACACACGCCGAGTATTGACGAAAAAGAACCAACGTTCTTGATCTTCGATGACTCCGATAACGTCTGGGAAGTGATGAGCAGCCATGAGTTTTGGATGATACGAAACACTGAGAGAGGATGGATCAAATCAACCATCGAACTCTGGCATAACTGATCAAAACCCTCTAACACCCTAACAAGTGTTATGGTTTTTTTTTATTTAACAAAGGAGAAACCATGAGTTCAACTGTTCCCAGCATAACAACACATGAGTATTGCGGTTATATTCTAGAAAGTTCTATAACATCTAAGACAATGTGTGTCTTAGCCAGATACCACGATGGTGGTCATATCTATGGTACATTTGAAATACCTTTAGTGACCGTTACACTAGAAAAAACAAACCTTGCAGTTGACCACATAAAGTTCATTCTAACCGCATACGACTTATGGGGGGAAGACGAAACATATACCATGCCGGACGGTACGGTTTACACAAAAAATCAAACTAAAGGCGGATAATGGTAACACTAATGCCGCACCAAATCGACGCGGTCTCAAAATTGAGTAATGGTAAAGTTCTGTTCGGTGGTGTGGGTACGGGTAAGTCTCTTACGGCTTTGGCGTATTATATGGAGAAGGAGTCACCAAAAGATATATACGTCATCACCACTGCACGCAAACGCGATGAGCTTGATTGGGAAGGCGAAGCTGCTAAGTTTGGTATTGGTACCGTTCCTGGTGCGACCCTTGCCGGCCTGTTGACAATTGACAGCTGGAACAACATTGGGAAATACACAGAGACTGAGGACGCATTCTTTATATTCGACGAGCAGCGTTTGATTGGCACTGGGGCTTGGGTTAAAGCTTTCCAGAAGATCGCAAAGCGAAACAGCTGGATTATGCTTACGGCTACTCCTGGAGATACTTGGTTGGATTACGCCCCATTATTCATTGCTAATGGTCTGTATAAGAACATAACCGAGTTTAAGCGAGAGCATGTGGTATATGCGCCCTTCTCGAAGTTCCCAAAGATCATTCGCTACATGGGTGTAAGGACTTTGGAGCGTTGGCGTAACCTTCTACTTGTAGAGATGCCATACTTAAAACACACCGAGCGAGTCATTCACGAAATACCAGTTACTTATGACGAGACGTTGTTTGACAAAGTTAAGCGTAAGCGTTGGAACGTGTACGAGGACGCGCCGTTAAAGGATGTGTCCGAAATGTTTCGAGTTATGCGCAAAGTTGTGAATACGGATCCTTCTAGACTGGAGGCGTTGAGAGATCTTATGGTCTTTGGCGCAAACAATAAGATTATCGTATTCTATTGGCACAACTATGAGCTCGAGATACTACGTACACTTAAAGACGAAGTTACAGTTGCTGAATGGAATGGTCACAAAAAAGAACCCATTCCAAACACTGATAGATGGGTGTATCTAGTTCAGTATGTTGCCGGCGCTGAAGCGTGGGAGTGTATTGAAACAGATTGTATGGTGTTCTATTCCTTGTGTTATAGCTACAAGAACTTTGAGCAAGCGCAGGGTAGAATAGACCGTTTGAATACTAAGTTCAACAAACTACACTACTACATGTTGATCTCTTCATCGATGATAGACCAGGCTGTTAAGCGTAGTTTGGACAGTAAAAAGACATTTAACGAACTTGCATTCTTTCGGGAAAACTTGTCAAATCCGTTGTCAAATCTGCCAGATTTTTGAGAAGTTTGAAAACTGGTTGATTTTCTTGTGTGATAAATGTTGGAATCTGCTGAGGACGGCCTTTCATAAAAAGGTTAGATTCAGCAGATTCCAACATGCACAAAATATACAATTTCTATTTTTTTTTCAAAAATGACAGGATTTGACAAGGCTTTTTGACTAGTTTCTTGGTCTTTGTGGGTAGTAAAAACATACTCTGACCAGGGCTTTTGTGTTTTCTTTGGTTAACAATTTACTTCATGTCAAAAATTTAAATTTTCGATTAAAAACTTTTTCAAAATCTCTAAGTTTATACTCTCTTATATACGCGCGATAAAAAATATATAGAGTATAAGAGTTTAGAGAGTATAAACTTCACGATTTTAAAAAAGTTTTTAAGCGTTTTTTTAAATTTTTGACAAGTACACATTCGAGACAAAAATGGCGGTAAAATCATGGAAGATGAGATTTGGGAACACATTGAGGAATTTCCAAACTATGCGGTAAGTAATTACGGTAGGGTTATGAATCTTACATCACAAACGGTTATGCAACCAAGCCTAACAAAACAGGGAGCTCTAAAAATATCACTAGTAAATGACTTTGGGCGGAAGACTAGATCGGTTAAGGTTTTAGTTGCTGACGCTTTCGTCGAGGGGAAAACTGATATTTTTAATACCCCCATCCATTTAGACATGGACCAAAGGAATGTTTGTGCATACAATCTTGTTTGGAGACCTAGATGGTTTTCTTGGGTCTACACATATCAAGACCGAGAGCCGGAAGAGGATCGAAACACAAGGTATGGGCGAGGACCAATTATTGATATTGATTCTGGGGACTTATATACAGACATATATCATGCGTCTAGAGTAAATGGTTTGATCTGGTGGCATGTCTATGTGTCGCTTCATTCCGATAACAACCTAAAAGGCGTTTTCCCGACAGGGCAAAGGTTTTCATTTCTATATTCGGTAAACTCATGATTAACGATTTTGAGAGTATAAACTTTCGTACAAAATACATATGTTATAATAGGAGAGAGGTAAAATGTCACGACAATTCCTTTCTTTTTTGGAGGAATCGTGTCTGAGAACCAGTACCAACAAAAATTGATAAAGAAAATTAAGGTTATGTTTCCTGGTTGCTACGTTTTAAAAAACGATCCGAGCTATAACCAAGGTATACCAGACCTTATTGTTTTGTTTAAAGATAAATGGGGCATGTTAGAAGTAAAGATAAAAGCTAATGCTACGGAACAACCAAACCAACGTTACTATGTTGAACAATTGTCCGACATGTCTTTTGCCGCATTTATATCTCCAGACAATGAAGAGGAAGTATTAAATGAACTTCAACGTGCATTCGGAGTTATCTAAAAAACACGCCTTTTTAAGCCCAAGCCAACATCACTGGGTTAATTATAATGAACAGAAGCTAGAGGCGAGATTTGTTTCTTGGGCGGCTTCAGTTCGAGGTACAGATCTACACAATTTAGCTCACGAAGCAATACGGCTTGGAGTAAAACTTTCTTCGTCAAACAAGACGCTTTCGATGTACGTCAACGACGCAATAAATTACAAGATGACTTGCGAACAAACCTTGTATTATTCAGATAATTGTTTTGGTTCGGCAGATACTATATCTTTCCGAAAGAACAAACTAAGAATACACGATTTGAAAACCGGAATTACGGCCGCTCACCATCGTCAACTTGAGATTTATGCTGCGCTTTTTTGTTTGGAATACTCTGTTGACCCATTAGACATTGACATTGAGTTAAGAATTTATCAAAGTGGCGAAGTTCGGATCTACGATGCCGACCCAGAAGTTATAATAAACATCATGAATACAATTATCGATTTTGACATGAAAATTCAATTTATGAAGGAGCGGGGGATTGTATGATAATTGATGAAGATGATTACCTGGCGCACTATGGAACTCCCCGAAAGAGTGGTAGGTATCCTTACGGTTCTGGTGGAGACCCGGCGCAGAGAAACAGAGAGTTTCTTGATATCGTAGACCAACTCAAGCGAGATGGTTTAAGTGATGTCGAAATTGCTGAAGCGTTTGAAATTAAAACCACGCAACTTCGTGCAAGACGAACCATTGCGAATAACGAACGCAAAAGAGAACAAATTGCAGAAGCAGAAAAGTTAAAAGAAAAAGGTTGGTCTAACTCTGCGATTGGTAGACAAATGGGAATTAACGAATCTTCGGTTCGTGCCCTTTTGGCACCAGGTGCTAAGGAAAAGTCCGAAGCTCTTCTTTCGACAGCGAACATGTTAAAAGAACAGGTTGACATTCATAAGTACGTTGACGTTGGTCGCGGTGTTGAAAACTATATAGGTGTTACAAAAGAGCGACTTCGTTCAGCGATTGCTATTTTAAAAGAAGAAGGCTACCGAATCCACTACACTGCCGAAAAAGGTCTTGGTACAGGAAAAGATGTTTCTAAGATAGTTTTAACTGGCGCTGAAACAACTGGAAAAGAAGTCTACGCCAATCGAGATAAGATAATGATCCCGACAGTGGAAACTTCTGATTATGGGAAAACCTTTTCAAACACTTTAGGAATGCTTCCGCCAATTTCGGTAGATCCGAAAAGGGTAGGTATTTTGTATGCAAAAGATGGAGGCGCTCAAGCGGATGGTGTTATTTACGTTCGTCCGGGAGTTCCAGATGTATCCTTGGGTAATAACAAATATGCACAAGTTCGAATTCTTGTCGACAAGACGCATTATTTGAAGGGTATGGCGTTATACAAAGACGACCTTCCAAAAGGTATCGATCTTTTGTTTAATACGAATAAAGAAGACACGGGTAATAAACTCGATGCACTAAAGCCTATTACAGATGTTCCAGACAATCCATTTGGCGCAATTGTTAGACAACTTAGGCAGGAGCTCCCAGATGGTACTAAGGGCAAACTTACCTCGGCTATGAACCTTGTTAATGAAGAGGGTGACTGGGAAAAATGGTCTAGAACTCTTTCCAGACAAGTACTCTCGAAACAATCACCGTCCTTGGCTAAGGAACAACTAGACATTAATTATGAAAACCGAATAGCCGAATATCAGTCTATTATGTCGATGACAAACCCAACAGTTAGGCGAAAACTACTTCAAGAGTTTAGTGACTCAACGGATTCTTCTGCTGTGCATTTAAAAGCCGCATCAATGCCAAGACAGGCAACAAAAGTTATTCTTCCCGTTAATTCATTAAAACAAAACGAAGTGTATGCGCCAGGGTTTAAAGACGGTGAATTGGTAGCTTTAATACGGTTCCCTCATGGTGGAACGTTTGAGATCCCAGAATTAACGGTTAATAACCGACACGCCCCTGCACGTAAACTTTTAGGTGACACAAAAGATGCGATTGGCATTAACAGTCGCGTTGCAGAAAGACTTTCTGGTGCCGACTTTGACGGGGACACGGTTTTAGTGATTCCGAATAACAACAAAAGAATTAAAAGCACCCCTGCGCTTGAGGATTTAAAAGACTTTAATCCTAGAGAAAAGTATAGACAGTACGATGGTATGAAAGTCATATCAGAACAACATATGCAAAAACAGATGGGTGACATTACTAACTTAATCACCGATATGACGATTAGGAAAGCGACTGCATCTGAATTGGCGCGTGCTGTTAAACACTCTATGGTTGTTATTGACTCACACAAACACAAACTCGATTACAAACAGTCGGCTAAAGACAATAATATATCACAGCTTAAACTAAAGTATCAGGGTTCTGCTGATAGTGGTGCTACTACTATCTTCTCACTTGCTGAGTCGCAAGCGCAAACCCTCGACAGAAGGCCTAGGCGTGCTGCTGACGGTGGTCCCATTAATAAATTGACTGGCGCACTAGAGTATGAGTATACTGGCGCTACCTACACGGACAAAAAGGGTAGGGTTAAAGCCAAGCCGGGACCAAAGTCTGTTAAACTTGCCGAAACACGGGATGCAAGTACGCTTTCTTCTGGGACCCCTATAGAGCGGGTGTATGTAAGCTACTCTAACAACATGAAGGCGTTAGCCAATCAGGCTAGATTAGACATGATTAACACCCCCCGTATAGTCAGATCCCCAAGTGCGGCTAAAGTGTACTCAACAGAGGTGAGTCAGCTAAAAGCTAGCCTAACTATTGCTCTAAGAAACGCCCCCCTCGAAAGAAAAGCCCAGTCCCTGGCTGGTACACAGTCGAGAGCGATCATAGAGGCAAATCCAGGAATGGATAACACACAAAGAAAGAGAATTGAAGCACAATCCCTTTCTGAAATGCGTATAAGAGTTGGTGCCAAGAAGATTAAGATAGAGATAACTCCTAAACAATGGGAGGCTATACAAGCTGGTGCTATTGCTGATAGTGTGTTGAAGTCTATACTAGACAACGCTGACATGGAAATAGTTAGATCTCTCGCTTTACCAAAGACAGAATCTATTATGTCTAGCTCAAAGATTAGACAGGCAAAGAGAATGCTTGATAATGGATACACTCGAACAGAAGTAGCCGACCAGCTTGGTGTTTCAGTTAAGACATTAGATCGTGCCACAGTCGATTCGTGATACAACGTATAGATCAATAAGTAGGTGAGTATAGTAATGATACGTTCAATGTTGACGACAATAGATAATCCATACGATCCGTTTGATCAGTTTGAAGAATGGTATACTTGGGACTTCAATTCAAACTACCACACCCCCTCCTTCCTGGCTAGGGTGGCAAACACTTCAGAATCTTTAACTGAAAATCTACAGTCAATAGAGATTGATAGAGCTATAGATGAAATTTTAAAAGAAAATGTTCTTGGTATCTATAGAAAAGTAAGTCGAGAAGTAGAAGAATCGGAATTGGGTTAGATTAGGTTACTAAAGATGTTGGAGGGGGGGAGGGGTCCCGCGAATCATACCCCCCCTCTGCATCGCCCGCCTCCCAAAAATATCCCCGGGGGGACTTTTACATTAATGTGTTTGGTTTAAATGGAGAAGCAGGCTGGTATGACTGACGAACGTGCCCGGATTATCGTAGCAATGCGCCAACGCTTTGCCGCCTACTGGGCGCTGACGCAGCAGGAGCGTGACTTGCTGGACGACGGGCGACTCATCCCGGTCAAAGAAACCGAGGAACTGTTCGAGCAGGCAATGGGCGGTGATGAGTTAACAACATGGCCGAAACGAAGTTTCCGCGTGGTCGCATGGCAGGCCCCCCGCCTCCCAAAAATAACTCCGGGGGAAATTTTACATTAATGAGTTTTTTGGAGCGGGATGAAGCGTAAACCTAGTTTTACTTTTGGGATGACGAAGGAAGAGCACGACAGTCTTGCTGCTCTGTCCAACAGACCCCTAACGCAAGGTCCAATCCAACTAAGAGACATCTCACAAACCCAAACTATTCTTAACAAGAAAAGTTTCATGGATTCGTTATTTGACGAGTACACTAAAAGGAGTAACGATGACAATCGCTAAGGAATTTACAGATTGGCAGAAGAAAGGTAAATCTGCTTTTGCTCAGTTTAATAGAGAGTCACCCGCGCTTAGCTCGCTTCGAAACTATCTTATACCAACCTATGGTGGAGCAGACTTAGGAATTTACGGCGTTCGTAGAGTTAGAGGTAGTTTTCTTTCATGGTCAAGCCATTCGTTTGGGTCGGCTTGGGACTATTCATATCGTGGACTTCCAAGGGAGGTCGCGATTAAAATTATTGAGTTTCTTATTAGTAACTCTGAAGAACTTGGCGTTCAGGCTATCCACGATTACGTTGGTGGTCGTATCTGGCGCGCTAACCGATCTGGAGATAAGAACGGTGGTTGGAAGAAGCAACGCAAAAACAAAGAGGGCATGGGTCAAACTTGGGGTGACTGGTTACATATCGAAGTTAATGAGCGCAAGTGGGCTGATGGTCGTAGCGTTTTGGAAAAGCTTGGTTCGGACACTCGACGAGTTCTTCGTCGTGGAGACTCTGGAGACGATGTAAAAACCGTTCAGTTTGTTCTTCGTGACAAAGCCGGTCAGACCATAACTGTTGATGGTAAGTTTGGTTCACAAACTGAAATGGCCGTCCGAAACGTTCAGGCATTTATAAGTGGTGGTAAGGGACCAGTCACGGGTATCGTTGACGCCGAGTTCTGGAAAGTTATTGACGTTTTAAACCAAAGTTAGAAGGCGGAGTTTTTGTGGATTTAAAGTGGAAAGAAAAAGCTGCGTGTAAGGGTATGGATCCCGCAATATTTTTTCCAAAACGTGGGGAGGATTCAAGGCCTGCCAAAAAAGTTTGCGCTTCGTGCCTCGTTTCCAACGAGTGTCTTGAGTATGGATATTTATACGGCGACAGGAATGGAATTTGGGGTGGGAAGAGCGAAAGACAAATGCGACAGGAACGCCGAATCCGAAGGTTGAGTTTGACCGCGGCATAACCAGTTTTATATTGGGAAGGAGAAACATGGCTTCGCAAAAAAGAGACACAACAAAGCGGCCGGTAACTCGCCCAGCTACAACAGTTGAAGGTCGTGAGAATCAGCTTATAGCTCATGCCATAGATTTAGCAGAGCGACAACTAAAAGATGGAACCGCGTCCTCACAAGTTATAAGTCATTATTTAAAACTCGGTTCCACAAGAGAGCGTTTAGAGCAAGAGCGACTACAAAAAGAGAACGAACTCTTAAGTGCTAAAGTCGAACAACTAGCCTCAGCAAAGAGAATTGAAGATCTATACAAGACTGCGCTTAACGCAATGCGATCCTATGCTGGGCAAGAAACTATGGATGATGAAGACGATGATGACTAGAACCTACACAGAACTAACAAATTTTAGTTCCTTTGAGGATAGGTATAACTATTTAAAACTCGGCGGTCGCGTTGGGGAGTCGACGTTTGGGTTTGACCGTTATATTAACCAATCTCTCTACCATTCTCGAGAGTGGAAAACTGTAAGGAATCATGTAATTATTAGAGATCTTGGGTGTGATCTTGGTGTTTCTGGCTACGAAATAAATAGCACTCTTTTAGTTCACCACATGAACCCTATAAATGTTCATGACATCTTAGGTGGAGAAGATGATATTTTAGATCCTGAGTTTTTGATAACAACAACTAGTTTAACACATAATGCAATTCACTATGGAGATCCTAAACTTCTTCTTACCGCTCCAAAGGTTCGAACTCCAGGCGATACAAAACTCTGGTGATATTCTATTATACTTAAGAAGGGAGACCACCAATGGAACAAAGCATATTAATAAGTACTAAAAAAATTTTAGGGCTTTCTGAAGAGTACACGGCGTTTGATTTGGATATTATAACCCATATAAACTCAGCATTTGCGACACTGTCGCAACTTGGCGTTGGTCCAACAAACGGGTTTATGATTGAAGACGCATCAGACGTTTGGTTAGATTTTATTCCAAATAGCAGCATTCTTAGTTTAGTAAAAACTTATGTGTTTCTAAAAGTTAGAATGTTATTTGACCCACCAGCAACTTCATTTTTAATTACAGCTATGAACGAACAGATAAAAGAGTATGAGTGGCGTATAAGCACACTGAGAGAAAGTTCAATTTTATGACAAATCAAAAAGAACTACTCAATAGTCTTTCAAACATGAGCGGTAATTCGTTGGCTATTGGTAAAGAATTTGTTAGTGAAACAATTTCACACGTCGGAGTTCGTGGAATGCGTTGGGGCGTTCGTCGATCTCGGTCCGCAAAGTACGCGGCTAAAGCAGAGCGAAAAGCAGAGCGTAAAAATATAGAAGGAAAAGCAAACGTTAAAACCATGACGGATGCTGAAATGAAAACCATTATTAATCGGATAAAACTCGAGCAAGAGTATAAAAAACTTACAACTAAGCCAACTAAGTTAGACGCTGGTAAAAAGATTGCTGGAAAAATTTTAGTCACGGCCGTTACTACTGGTGGTTCAAAAATAGTTGAGTCGTATCTTGGTCCGATTGTTCAAAAAGCCATGCTCGACAAGGCAAATACTAAAAAGTTAGTTTCACTACCCAACTCTAAAGCTATATTACCCAAAGGCTCGCCTTTACCGCCTCCTCCGCGTATGCCACCTCGACCAAACATTTAAAAGGTTAGTTTTTTAAATGACTCTATCAAATACGGCAACTCCAAAATATTATAGTGAATTTCGTGATTCGGTTCTTCGCGGCGACATCCTTGTAAATCGTGAAGTCTCATTAGAGATGAATCGAATTGATGATTTAATTCGCAACCCAAATATTTATTATGATGACCAAGCCGTTGAGGGGTTTGTTAAGTACTGCGAAAAAGAACTAACTTTAACAGACGGTAGCGATCTAATTCTTCTACCCTCATTTAAAGTTTGGGCCGAACAACTTCTTGGTTGGTATTACTTTGTTAAAAGAACCGTTTATAAACCAGGGAAAAACGGGGCTAAAGGTTCCTATGTAACAAAAGAAATTAAAAAGAGGCTGGTAACAAAACAGTATTTGATTGTTGCCCGAGGCTCAGCCAAATCGATGTATGCTATGTGTATACAGGCATACTTCTTAAATGTCGACACTGCGACAACACATCAAATCACAACGGCGCCGACGATGAAACAAGCCGAAGAAGTGATGTCGCCATTCCGAACGGCAATAACAAGAGCAAAAGGACCTCTATTTAAGTTTTTAACTGAAGGGTCCATACAAAACACTACTGGATCTAAAGCCAATAGGGTTAAACTCTGGCCGACAAAAAAGGGTATTGAAAACTTTTTAACTGGTTCGTTGCTTGAAATTCGACCGATGTCAATCAATAAACTTCAGGGTTTAAGACCTAAAGTTTCAACGATAGACGAATGGTTGTCGGGAGACATTCGGGAAGATGTTGTCGGTGCAATTGAACAAGGCGCATCGAAGTTAGATGACTATTTGATTGTCGCTATAAGTTCAGAAGGAACTGTAAGAAACGGTTCTGGCGACACAATCAAAATGGAACTTGCTAGCATTTTAAAAGGCGACTATGAGGCGCCGCACATCTCCATCTGGCATTATAAGTTGGATGACATATCAGAAGTTGCCGACCCGTCTAAATGGATAAAGGCAAATCCGAACATTGGATTAACCGTTACTTATGACGTTTATCATCTCGATGTCGAAAGAGCCGAAAAAGCTCCGGCGTCAAGAAATGATATTCTAGCTAAACGATTCGGAATACCTACCGAGGGTTTTACATACTTCTTCACATATGAAGAAACAATGGTACACAGACCTAGAGATTTTTGGGGACTACCTTGTTCTTTGGGTCTCGATCTATCCCAAGGTGACGACTTCTGCGCTTTTACCTTCTTATTCCCTCTGGGTAACGGGTCTTTTGGTGTAAAGACTAGAAGTTATATAACAACTTTGACTTTGATGAAACTTCCTGGTGCCATGCGAGCAAAGTATGAACAATTTCTATCTGAAGGAAGTTTACATGTTTTAGAGGGAACTATTTTAGATATGATGACTGTTTATGATGATTTAGATGCGTTTATAATACAGAATGGGTATGACGTACGCTCGGTTGGATTCGATCCGTATAATGCGAAAGAATTTATAACTAGATGGGAAACAGAAAACGGCCCGTTTGGTATCGAAAAAGTTATACAAGGCGCAAAAACTGAGTCAGTTCCACTTGGAGAACTAAAAATACTAAGTGAAGAAAGAAAACTCATATTTGATCAAGATCTTATGAGTTTTGCTATGGGAAACGCAATAACATTAGAAGACACTAATGGGAACAGAAAACTTCTAAAAAAAAGAGCGCAAGAAAAAATCGATAATGTTTCTGCTTTGATGGATGCTTACGTTGCCTATAAATCCAATAAAGATTCATTCGAGTAATTTTTTTAATTATTTGCCGGATCTAAAAAGTAAAGAAGGGTAATATAATGAAAAAAAAGTTTTTTATTATGGAGGTGAATCGGTTTGGCAATAATCCAAAAACTTAAAAATAGTTGGAACGCGTTTAAAGCTTCGGAGAAAGACAACTTCCCAACTAGTTACACTTATGGCCCAAGCGCTAATCACGACCCGCAGCGACCAAGACTCACATATTATAACGAACGATCAATCGTTTCTTCAATCTATACCCGACTTGGCATGGATGTTGCCGGCGTTAAGATTCGACACGTAAAACTCGATGAGTTTGACCGTTATTCTGGAGATGTCAAAAGTTCTTTAAATATGTGCTTTCGATTGGAGCCAAATCTCGACCAAGGCCCAAGAGCATTCCAACAAGACATTGCTATGACGCTATTTGATAAAGGCGTTGCGGCAATTGTCCCAGTAGACATGGTTATGGATGCTAATAACTCTAACATAAGCGATATTTACACACTTAGAGTTGGCGAAATAGTTGAATGGTTTCCAAAACACGTTCGTGTTCGTTTGTATAATGAAGAAAAAGGTATTCGACAAGATATTGTTTTAGAAAAAAAAGTTGTTGCTATTGTTCAAAATCCTTTATACAGCGTAATGAACGAACCGAGCTCGACATTACAAAGATTAACGCGAAAGTTACAACTTCTCGACGTTGTCGACGAACAGTCTAGCTCTGGGAAAATGGATATCATCATACAACTTCCCTACGTTATAAAGTCTGAAGCACGAAGAGCCGAAGCAGAGCGTCGTAGAAGCGAAATTGAGTTCCAACTTAAGGGTAGTCAGTATGGCATCGCCTATACCGATGGAACCGAAAAGATAACGCAGTTAAACCGACCAGCAGAAAACAATCTTTTGAAACAAGTTGAGTTCTTAACTGGAATGTTATACAGCCAACTTGGTATTACCGTAGAGGTTATGAATGGTACTGCCGATGAAAAGACTATGACGAATTATTATAGTCGAACCATTGAACCCATTTTAGATTCAATAGTTGAAGCTATGCAAAAAACTTTTGTTGGGTTGTCCGGAACAAAAGATCAACAAAGTATAAAATACTTTAGAGATCCGTTTAAACTTGTTCCGATTTCCCAGATTGCTGAAATTGCAGATAAGTTCTCTAGAAACGAAATTCTAACACCTAATGAGGTTAGAAGTTTCATAGGTATGGCACCTTCTGCAGAGCCAAAAGCAAATCAACTTCAGAACAGCAACATGCCTAAGACCGAAACTACAGACTCTCAGCAATTAACAGACGGAGCCAATAAAGGTCAATAATGTTTTTAAAAACCATTAATAATCAAACAGTTAAAAGTGAAAGGAAAACGTCAAAATGAAACCAGATTTTACTGAACTTTTGGCAAAAGCAGACTTTAGTGGCTACGCAACAAAAGCCGGACTTAAGTGCACTGATGGTCGCGTGATAATGCAAGACGCGTTTAAACATCAGGATGGTACGCAGGTCCCTCTTGTTTGGCAGCACGGTCATACCGATCCCGAAAATGTTTTGGGTCATGCCATTTTACAAAACCGAGAAGACGGCGTTTATGCCTATGGGTTCTTCAATCGAACCGCAAAGGCTACGCACCTTAAGGAAGCGGTCGACCACAAAGACATTAAACACATGTCGATATGGGCAAACGACTTAATTCAGCGGGCTAGCAACGTTCTTCATGGTGCAATTCGAGAGGTTAGTTTGGTTCTTTCCGGGGCTAATCCGGGAGCACTTATTGAGAACGTCTCAATTCGCCACTCTGACGGTGATGAAATCGCTCTCGAAGATGAAGCAATTATTTATACCGGGTTAGAATTATCACACGCAGCAGTAACTGTTGATAGTACTACCAATAACAAGGAAAATGATGCCGATAATGAGGATCGGGTTGAAACTGTCCAGGATATATATGAATCCATGACAGATAAGCAGAAAGATGTTCTGCATTATATGCTTGGGGAGCTCATTGAAGCAAACAATTTAGACTCAACCTCTTCAGATAATACCGATAGTACCGATAATTCATCGGAAATGAAACAAGACAATTTAACAGATAACACTAATCCGGAAGGAAAAGAAGAAATGACTCGCAACGTCTTCGAAGGCAACAACAAAACCGACAGCAAAGTTCTGTCACACGCACAGCTCCAGGAAATTGTGGCTTCGGCTGTCAAGACTGGCTCGCTCCGAGATGCGGTTGATCAGTACGCCCTTCAGCACGGCATTACCGATATCGACACGCTGTTCCCGGACGCTACTGCTGTCGATGCCGCCCCCGAGTGGCTAAAGCGTCGCACCGACTGGGTTGACCGTCTGCTCATGGCTACTCGAAAGAGCCCGTTCAGCCGCATTAAGACCCTCTACGCTGATATCACTATGGATGATGCTCGCGCAAAGGGTTACATTAAGGGCGACTTCAAGAAGGAAGAGTTCTTCAGCGTTGCAAAGCGTGTGACGACTCCCACCACCATCTATAAGAAGCAGAAGCTTGACCGCGACGACATGGTCGACATCACAGACTTCGATGTTGTTTCGTGGCTCAAGAGCGAGATGCGTCTGATGCTCGATGAGGAACTGGCTCGCGCCATTCTTATTGGCGATGGCCGCGACATTGCAAGTGATGAGAAGATCAATGAGGGTAACATTCGCCCGATTGCTAAGGATCATGAGCTTTACACGATCACACTCACCGCAAACGTCGACGATGCAAACTCGAGCGCAATGGAGGTCATTGACCTGATCATCTCTAACCGGTGGCGGTATAAGGGTACTGGTCAGCCGACCCTCTTCACCACGGAGACCCAGATTGCTCGTTTCATGCTCCTCAAGGACACCACTGGCCGTCGCATCTACAAGTCATTGGCCGAAATTGCAGCAGACCTTCGTGTCGCTGAGATTATCCCGGTCGAGGTCATGGAAGATGAGCCAAACATCATCGGTATCCTTGTGAACCCCGTCGACTACGTCGTCGGCGCCGACAAGGGCGGTCAGGTCAGCATGTTTGACGACTTCGACATCGACTACAACCAGCAGAAGTACCTCATCGAAACCCGCGTTTGCGGTGCTTTGGTGAAGCTTAAGTCTGCAATGGTTATCCGTAAGACGGCGTCTACGAACGTTCTGGTTACGCCGAACATGCCCACATTCAACCACGTCACTGGTGTTCTTTCGATCACCAACCAGACTGGCGTTGTTTACACGCGCACAAACCTCAATGGCTCGAACCCGACCGTTGTCAACGCTGCTGGTTCGCCATACGCTGCCATCGCAGCCGGCGCTTCTATTGTGGTCACCGCAACTCCCGCCGCAGGTTACTACTTCTCGAGCAGCGACGACGACAGCTGGACGTTCACTCGCGACCAGGCCTGATAATATAAAGGGGTTTTTATGGCACGATTTTACGGTGAAGTCGGGTATGGTTCGACTGTTCAAACTCCAGCCAACTCTGGAATTTGGAAAGACACAATAACCGAGCGTCAGTACTATGGCGATATAATTAGGAACATTAGGAGACTCGAAGACGGGGAAGGTCTAAACAATGACATAACCCTTGGGAATTCTATAAGTGTTCTTGCCGATGAATATGCCAATAACAACTTCTTTGATATCAAGTATGTAAGATTGGCGGGGACTCTCTGGACTGTTACATCAGTCGAGGTTAAGAGTCCCCGCTTAATCTTAAGCTTAGGGAGTGTTTACAATGGCCCAACGGCTTGATCTACAAGCTACTCTTGTTAATCTTCTTGGTTCTGGAAACGTCTACTTTCAACCACCTCCTAGTTTAAAAATGCAATATCCATGCATCGTCTACAATCGAGAGGATGCTATTACTGATTTTGCAGGTAATAAACCGTATAGTTATCGAAAACAGTATTTGGTTACGGTTATCGACTCAAACCCAGATAGTTTGATTCCAGATAAAGTAGCAGCTTTACCGCTTTGTGTCTTTGACAGATTTTATACGGCCAACAATCTAAATCACGATGTTTACAAAATTTTCTTCTGAAAGGAAATCAAAATGGCAGTTCTTTCTTGGGACCAGACTGGTCAGCGATTCTATGAAACCGGTGTAGATCGCGCAGTTCTTTACATTCCGGATGCCGGTGGCGTCTATACAAACGGTGTTGCTTGGAATGGTATCACCGCAATTACCGAGTCGCCTGGTGGCGCAGAGACAAACCCGATGTTTGCCGACAACATCAAGTATCTTAACCTCTTCTCGCTTGAAGAGTATGCTATGACGCTTGAGGCTTACACGTTCCCCGACCAGTTTGCTCAGTTTGATGGTACGTGGATTGCCTCGCAGGGCGTCTATGTCGGCCAGCAGAACCGAACTCCGTTTGGTTTGTCGTATCGTACCCGTCTGGGTAACGATCTTTTAAGCGACGACTTCGGGTATAAGCTCCATCTCGTTTACAACTGCTTAGCAAGCCCTTCTGAGCGAGCCTATAGCACAGTTAACGACTCTCCGGAAGCAATTACCTTTAGTTGGGAAATCGCAACAACTCCTGTTCCGGTTACCGGCAGGAAAGCAACGTCGATTATTACAATCGACACAACTAAGGTCATGTCCGCAAACCTCACTGCGCTTACAAACGCTCTTTGGGGTACCGGTGGTACGGATCCTCGTCTTCCGTTCCCGGATGAAGTGATTGCGATGTTTGCTGGCAGCCTTACCACAGTCACGACTACTGCTCCCACTTTCGTTTCGACAACTGGCGTCATTACGATTCCGACCATTACTGGTGTTCGTTACCGTCGTGCCGATACCGGCGCAACCGTAACTGGTACAGTCACGATTTCGGGTGGCGCAGGTGCGTACTTGACTATCACAGCGGAACCGACAAACGGTACGTACATTTTCTCAGCACAGAGTGATGACGACTGGACATTCGTCCGTACAGCCTGATGTATTCTGGAACAAAGTTTGAAGGGGATTAAAAGTTTAAAGCTTCAATCCCCTTCAAACTAGTTCTAGAATAACTATATATGTTTATTTTTTTTGTTAAAAGTTAACTTTATAAATTAGGAGAATAGAATGTCTAAAGGAAACACCTTTGAAAACGATTTTGTTAAATTGATATTCAACGGAACTGCAATTCCAAACATTGCCGATAATGCCTCTACTTCACCATTGACTAATTTGTTTTTAAGTCTGCATACAGGAGATGTTGGTGAAGCCGGTGATCAAACAACTAGTGAAGCAAATTACACTGGGTATGCAAGAGTTGCTGTTTCTCGAAACTCTACCGGCTTTAGCATTACAAATAACACAGTCACATTAGTTTCGAATACAGAGTTTCCTGCTTGTACTGGTGGTTCTAGTACAATTACTCATTTTGCTATTGGCACAGCATCAACAGGAACAGGTAAAGTTTTATACAAAGGTTCGGTGTCACCAACTATTACAGTAACAAATGGCGTGACTCCAAGAATCAACAGCGGCACAATTGTGACGGAAGACTGATTTTATGTCAGATAACGTCATATTGCCAGGTAATGGAACTTCTGTTGCTGCTGATAACATCGCTGGTGTTCTTTACCAAAGAATAAAACCAACTTTCGGTGATGACGGCAGTGCAATAGACGTTTCAAATAAAAATCCACTTCCAACCGAGTCGGCAACAACAGTTAACCTTCTAGTAATGTTAAACCGACTTGTGAAACTTCTAGAGTCAAATGCCGTCGTTGACTCAGCGCAAAGGCAAAGAATAACAATTGATGCGGGCACATTGCCCGCGGTTACTACAGTCAGTACAGTTACTACTGTTACGACGGTTTCGACTGTTACTACAGCAAACAACCTTGTTGCTGTAGCAGGTATGGATCGTGAACAATATATAAATATAGCCAAGCAAACTTACGCAAATTCTATCCGTCAAAATCTCATTTTTACGTAGGAGAAATTAATGCCAGCTTTAAGTTCCAACAACCTTACAAAACAAGTCGATCTTCCAACTTGGGAATGGACTCGTTTCGCCCCTGCTGTTTCTTCAGCGGTGTCATCCACTTGCTCGGCAGACAACCCTGACTTCTTGCAGACCGAACACGGTCGATACCTCTACTACCTGATCTCTGCTACACAGTTCGTCAGGTACGACACGTGGACGGACATGTACCAGCAGTTGTCGTCGCCGCCAGTGTCACCTTTCAACGTGTCAGCAATGAAACTCGCTGGTGCATACGGCCCAGAGGGGAAGGTGATTGCTGCCACCAGCACGACGCTAACCTTGCCCTCCATTTCGATGGAAGCAATGCG